GTGGGAGACTCCCCAGATGAGTCCGAGCTTCGCTGCGGATCAATTCCTCAACGGAGAATTTGGCTGGGCTCCCTTCATATCAGACCTTCATAACCTTCTAAAGGCTTATGAAAATACTGCTCAATATATGAGCAATATGGTTAAATATAACCGGACCTGGATGAAGAGGAGACGAGTGCTAGAGGAAAGCGAGGAGGTTAGTCAGGTGCAGCGTTTTTATTCTTCCGCGACGATCCCACATGATGGGGCCCTCGATTGGCAGAATTTTAAGCTGTGCCAGACTATGACCCTCGACGGGATTAACTGTACTGGGTTTACCGACTTCCAGAAAATCGTAAAAACGAAGATCTGGGGAGTTGGTTCATTCATGTACTATCGTCCCGAGTTTGATCCCATTGACCCTGATTTCGATTCAGGAATCATGGTTTTACGCCGTATGTTAACACAATATGGCTTAAGGATCAATCCTTCTGTCCTCTATAAGATTACACCTTGGACCTGGTTAGTCGATTGGGGTGTTTCCCTTGGGAAACATATTGATCGACTAAACGATTTCGTCGAAGACGGTATCGTGTCCAGAAATCTGTCCATCTGTAGGACTGAAGAGAGAACAATGACAAAAACATGTTTTCTCAATTATTATCAGAACCCTACTTCTCTCCAATTTCAGCGCAGATTGTTGCTGAAACAAAGAGAGTTGGCAGATTCCCCGTACGGATTCAACGTGCCTTGGAATAACATATCTCTAAGGCAGTGGGCGATCCTAGGCGCCATCGGTATTAGCCGAACGTCGTCAGGATTCATCTCACGTGGAGCTTAGGCTATGTCCCTTGGATGACATTGCTTCACGTTAACCATCCAATACAATTCTGGAGGTCAACCATGTCGCTTGCCGATCCGCAAGTAATCACTGTAAATGCAGTGGCAAAATCCATGCCCCGCATTTCTACTACTACTAGTAGTAACCAGCGGCAATCGAGTTATTCGCTTGCTGATAAAACTTTTTCCCTCGATGTTATTCATCGGGATCTGAAAAGGAATTCTAGACCAAGATTGGTCTCCCTTGTCAGATTTACCCAGCGTGCCAATGTGACAGATCCGTTAAATTCGGCTCTGATCCCAGAGACAGTCGCTTGGTCCGTCCAATTGGATCGCCCTGTAGATGGGTTTACCCAGACACAGGTCGACCAGATGTGGACAGGGTTTAAGTCCTGGTTTGACAGTACTATGGTAGGAAAGATATTTGGAGGTGAGTCGTGAGAGAATATCTCGCTACTTTTCTCCAACAACTTGAGGATGGGATGGATAATCTCACCCTCGGGGAGTTGGTTGTTGTCTACGAAACCGTAGACTTTAAACTTAACTCTCAGTTGGATCTTTCACCTATTTCCGATACCATGGACCTTCGTTCATGTAATATCAGAAAGGAGACGATTTTTCATGAATCTTAAAAAACTCATGAAAATCCTGAAAGGAAGTCGACAAGCTGTTGACCTTCTCGATCAGGCTGGCATTAATGTCGATCGTTTGATCGGCATTTCTAATGCTCAAGGACCTCAGGGTCGAATTATTAAGACCGTGATCTCGACTATTGCCGAGAACATGGAGTCCGAACATTCTGACACTGATACTTTGGAAACTGATGTAAAGCAATTAAATGCTAAACCTCAGAAACCCAGAAAAACTGGGTCCAAGTCCAAGTCGTCGAAGAAAACTACCAAGTAAATTTGATTACTTGTTAAGGCAATTCTGCTAGGCAGGCTGCGTGGCTTGATGCTTATACTTCCAGAGATGGGAGTTATGCATGAAAAGCAACGTAAGTGACTATACAGAATTGGCAAGGCGCATCTATTTAGATGCGTGTCTGCATTGCGTCGCGAAGGTCTCCAAGCGAGATCTAAGAACTATACGATCCCGCGTTCAAAAACAAGGGCTATCGTTTTTAACAATAACCCTTCCAGACTTTTGTTCTGACTTCGAAAGAAGTCTCGAACAAGGTGTGGTCGACCCATCACTCTTCAGATATTTTAGAAAGAGTGGAGCAATTCCTGCATTTCTGCAAGACATGCTCGGTCGTATTTTTGATAAGGAGACAGGAAGGATTTACGACAATGAAAAAATCACCCCCACAGAAGCATCGTCTATCGTTGAATCAGTCAGGCAAATTTGCCTGGCCTTCAAGAAGACAAAGCTTCCTTGCGATCCTAAACGGGTTCGCAAGGCCATGGAGGGATTCGTCGCAACTGAGCGCGATCTCTCATTGTTCCAATTGCCGACAGAAGATCGCATCATCTTTGATGATGTATCTTTTATGTTATGGAGCCGTTACATATCTCGCATACGCGTTGATATGTTGGTCCCTAAACATGGTCCCGGCAACACCGCTGAACGTTATTCCCCAAATGGGAAATGGCGCTGGCGTGTTTGGCACGATCGTCTTGAGCCTTATTTCCCCTTCATTGGGTGTGCTCTCCCGCTACTTAGTAGCGAGGAAACACTTCTCGAGGAAGGGATGCTCAAGGAAGTCCGATTTGTGTTGGAAGACGACGAACAACCCTCACGGGTTGTCGACGTCCCTAAAACAATGAAAGGACCCAGAATCATCGCGATAGAACCTTGTTGCAATCAATACACGCAACAGGCCGTGAAAGACGTCTTATATGACGTACTTGAACGGAACTCTCTAACAGGTGGTCACATAAATTTTGCTGACCAGTCTGTAAATCAGAGATTAGCGATGAGTTCTTCGATTGACGGTCGATTTGCAACGATCGATCTTAAGGATGCTAGCGATCGAGTTCCTCGAGAGCTAGCACTCCAGTTGTTCGATAGCAATCCCGATTTAAGGGACGCTATTGACTCCTGCCGATCGAAGCGTGCAGCCTTGCCAGATGGACGTATAGTCTATCTAAACAAGTTTGCATCGATGGGGAACGCTCTGTGTTTCCCAGTTGAAGCCATGTATTTCTACACTATATGTGTAGTGGCTTTACTGAGGTTTCACAACCTTCCTGTAAGCCGAGCAACAATAGAAAGAGTTGCTCGTGACGTCTACGTTTACGGGGACGATTTAATCGTTCCCACGAACGCTGCGACAGCTGTTTTCGATCACCTACAACGATACAACTGTAAGGTGAATGACCGTAAGACTTTTTATCGCGGATCTTTCCGCGAATCTTGCGGGGTGGATGCTTACCGTGGACACGACGTAACGCCGGTCTACGTAACAAGACATCCTCCTGAAAACAGACGGGATGCATCTGAGCTCATCTCTTGGGTGTCGGCTGGGAACCACTTCTATAAGAAGGGTTACTACCAGACATCCTCTTTCCTCTTTGATAAGGTGGAAAGAATATTAGGCAAACTGCCTTATATAAGTGAAAATTCAGGTGCACTCGGGAAGAAATGGTGGGGGAAGACGGATAAGTCCTTGTTAAGGACCTCTCGGTCTACACATGCGCTTGAAATATACGCATGGGTACCCTCTCCCGTTTACGTTCCAGATCAACTGGACGGTATTCCCGCGCTCTTTAAGTCTCTACAGAAGTTAGACAGATTAGTTGATCTGACTCTCCCACGAGACAAAAAGCCTTTAGAGCGTTCCGTGCTGCACGGCGCAGCCGCATTGAAACGCCGGTGGGTGCCGAGCTAATCTTATCTCGGCTATGGCTTGAAAGCCTAGGGGGTAACTTACCTCCCTTGTAGCGGATAAGCAGGTGAGAGCCC